ACAAGCAGTGGAAGTGAGAAGTCATCCAAGCATCCTTTGTATCAGTTACTTCACGATGAACCCAATCCTGAAATGACATCCTTTGTTTTTCGGGAGACCCTCATGAGCCATTTGCTTCTTTGGGGAAATGCCTATGGGCAGATTATCCGGGATGGCAGGGGTAATGTGCTTTCCATTTACCCACTGATGCCGGACCGGATGGTGGTGGACCGCTCAGATACCGGGGAGCTTTTCTATACCTACCAGTCGGACAAAGGGCCAATCCTCATGAGGAGGGGAGATGTGCTTCATATCCCAGGTCTTGGCTTTGATGGCCTCATTGGATACTCACCAATTGCCATGGCTAAAAATGCCATTGGCATCGCCCTTGCCACTGAGGAATACGGGGCTAAGTTCTTTGCCAATGGCGCTAACCCGGGAGGAGTCTTAGAACACCCCGGGATCGTAAAAGATCCGGCAAGAATTAGAGAAAGCTGGAATGCGGTTTACCAGGGGAGTAGCAACGCCCACAGGATTGCTGTCCTTGAAGAGGGAATGAAGTTTCAAAGCATCGGCATACCACCAGAGCAGGCACAGTTTTTACAAACTAGGAAGTTTCAGATTAATGAAATCGCTAGAATCTTTCGAATCCCGCCACATATGATTGGAGATCTGGAAAAATCTAGCTTTTCAAACATCGAGCAACAGAGCCTTGAGTTTGTGAAATACACCCTAGATCCATGGGTTGTTAGGTGGGAAATGGCAATGCAAAGGGCACTTCTTTTAAATGGAGATAAAGGCAAGTACTTTATCCGGTTTAATGTGGACGGACTTCTTCGTGGAGACTATGCATCGAGGATGCAAGGGTATGCCACAGGAAGATTAAATGGCTGGCTATCCGCCAACGACATAAGAGAGCTTGAGAACATGAACCGACTTTCAAAGGAGGATGGTGGGGATTTGTACCTTGTGAATGGATCCATGACCAAACTATCAGAAGCGGGAATGTATTCAGAAGCAGTTAACACCAAAGTAGGAAAGGAGACAGAATGAAGAAATTCTGGAACTGGATTAAAAACGAAGAAGATGGCAAAAGGACCCTTTATCTTGATGGGGTTATTGCCGAAGAAACCTGGTGGGGAGATGAAGTCACCCCTAAGGCATTTAAAGCTGAGCTTGAAAACGGGGAAGGAGACATTGAAGTATGGATCAATTCTCCCGGGGGAGACTGTATTGCTGCCAGCCAAATCTACAACATGCTCATGGATTTCAAAGGTGATGTGACAGTCAAGATTGATGGAATTGCAGCAAGCGCAGCATCAGTGATTGCCATGGCAGGAACCAAAGTGCTCATGTCGCCGACCAGTCTGATGATGGTCCATAATCCACTGACTGTGGCCATTGGCGACTCAGAGGAAATGCAAAAGGCTATTGCGCTTCTTGATGAAGTCAAAGAATCCATTATCAACGCCTATGAAATTAAAACCGGGCTGCCTAGAAACAAGCTATCGAAACTGATGGATGCGGAAACATGGCTGTCAGCCCATAAGGCAAAGGAGTATGGATTTGCTGATGAAGTGATGTTTTCGGATAAAAAGCCGACGGGCGATGCCTATGCTTTTTCCAGAAGGGCAGTGACAAATTCGTTACTTTCAAAAATGCCGGTGCAAGAACCTAAAACGCCCGGTACAAACGCAGATAGCCTAATAAAAAGGCTTGAACTAATCAAACCTTAAGGAGGTTTTTATGAACAAAATTTTGGAAATGAGAGAAAAAAGAGCAAAAACTTGGGATGCTGCAAAGGCATTTTTGGACGAGCGAAGAGGAAAAGACGGGATGCTTTCCGCAGAGGACACTTCCACCTACGAGAAAATGGAAGGCGAAGTAGTATCCCTTGGCAAGGAAATCGAAAGACTGGAGCGGCAAGCAGCCCTGGATCTGGAGCTTTCAAGGCCGCTAAACGAACCGATTACCGGAAAGCCTGCCAAAAAAGCAGGAGAAGAAAAAATCGGAAGAAATAGCGACAATTATAAAAGCGCATTCTGGTCTGCCATGAGAAACAAAGTAGGATATGACATCCAAAACGCCTTGCAGATTGGAACGGACTCCGAGGGCGGATACCTGGTACCTGATGAGTTTGAAAGAACCCTTGTGGAGGCGCTACAGGAAGCTAATATCTTCAGGACCCTAGCCAATGTCATCACCACCGGATCCGGTGACAAGAAGATCCCGGTTGTGGCCAGCAAAGGTACTGCATCCTGGGTGGAAGAAGAAGGAAACATCCCCGAATCCGACGATTCCTTTGGCCTTGTGTCTATTGGTGCATTTAAGCTGGCAACCATCATAAAGATTTCAGAAGAACTGCTAAATGACAGTGTCTTCAACATGGAGGCCTATATCGCAAGGGAGTTTGCACGAAGAATTGGCGCCAAAGAAGAGGAAGCATTCTTTATCGGAAACGGCACGGGAAAACCGACCGGCATCTTTAATGCCTCTGGTGGAGCAAGCCTAGGTGTGACTGGAGCAAGCGCAGCTGCTATTACTGCGGATGAACTGATTGACCTTTACCACAGCCTTGGATCCCCATACAGAAAGAATGCCGTCTTCGTGATGAATGATGGGACGGTGAAAACCATCCGTAAGTTGAAAGACGGAAACGGTCAGTATCTGTGGCAGCCTTCCGTTTCTGCAGGCGAGCCTGATACCATTTTGAACAGACCCGTTAAAACTTCCGCGTTCGTTCCAACAATTGAAGCAGCAGCAAAGACCATTGCCTTTGGCGATTTCAGTTATTACTGGGTTGCTGATAGGCAGGGAAGATCCTTCCAAAGACTAAACGAGCTTTATGCAGCAACAGGGCAGGTGGGCTTTCGAGCAACCCAAAGAGTGGACGGGAAGTTGATCCTTTCCGAAGCCATCAAGGTCTTCCAGCAGAAAGCGTAGGTGAGTAAATGAGTAATGTAAAAAACTATACGGAGCAAGGCGGGGAGAAAACCGTTATTGGTGGCACCCTGGTCATTACAGAAGATGCGGTGGTGGAAGGACTCCCCACCGCGGGAGCTCAAGCAGACAGCACCGCTTCAACCATTGCGGCACTGGTCCTTGATTTCAACGCACTGCTTGCAAAACTTCGCGCTGTCGGCATCATGGATTTGGAATAAACTAAGACAAGATGAAACTTCGCCATTGAATCCAACAAGCTCAGATGGTAAAATAAAGACTATTAAATAGACAAGGGGGATACTATGGCGGAGTTAGTTTTATCGGCAATATTTCAACCATTCTTACTGATCATTTTTCTGCCACTTATATACGTCCTAATTCGGGTGTATCTTAGAAAACAGAAATTCAAGGGCTCAAAGTACAATGAGGCAAGCGGCAACGCCTATGCAAAGACGGTTGGTAGCAAAGGAAACAGCGGGGAATACCTGACGTTTTCATATTTGGAAAAGGTTGAAGGCGACAAAAGGCTTTTTACCAACATCTACCTTCCAACAAAGGACGGAAAAACTACTGAAATCGATCTTCTTATGATTCATCCCACGGGGATATATGTCTTTGAATCAAAGAACTATTCCGGATGGATATTTGGAGACGATAAGGGCAAGTACTGGACTCAAAGCCTAAAAGGCGGTAAGAAGAATCGTTTCTATAATCCGATTTGGCAAAACGCGGCTCATATTAATGCGCTTTCAAAGGCTTTAGGAAATGGGTATTCGGATTTCCTTTACTCATACATCGTGTTTAGTGAGCGCTGCGAGCTGAACAAAATAACGATCACTGGCCCGGGCGTTGTGGTTCTGAAAAGAAACAGGCTGCTCAATCAATTAAGAGTAGATATGACAAATAGAAGTAAGGTGTTTACGAAAGCAGAAATGGATGAGCTGGAAAAAGAGCTCTCAAAATTTCACCTGGTAGATGAACAAATGAAAGAAGCCCACATCCAAAGAGTAGCGGCAAGATAAGAAGTTGCAAAAGCACAATCAAAACTGGTTGTGCTTTTTTAATGCAGAAAAACGAAAGGACAAGCCAGTGTTTATAACCCTTGAAGAAGCAAAAGCATATCTAAAAGTAGATGGCGATGACGAAGATCAAATCATTTCAGATTCCATCCATGTTGCCGAGGAGCTGACTCTTAATATCCTGCGCTGCCAAGAAAGCGACTTTGAAACGGTCCCCGAAACGGTAAAGCAGGCAGCGACATATTGCATTGCAAACCTTTCCGAAAAAGCGGAAGGAATCGATAAGAAATCCGTTTTGGATATGATGAAGATGCTGCTGTTTGCTTATCGAAAGGATGCGTGGTAGAGATGAAAATTGGTGCCATGCGGCACAAAATCACCCTTGAAAAGAAACTGCCGGGCATCACCGAAAATGGGTTTACTGAAAATGCCTCAGCACCAATTGCCACAGTTTGGGCGGAGGCCAAGCAGATAAGCAGCAGGGAATCACCTAAAGCGGATACAACTCAGGCGGAGATGCGGTACCAATTTCGGACCCGATACCTTCCTGGCCTAGATACCACCATGGAAATCTTGTTTCAGGAGGCTCACTACCAGATTGTTTCAATTGACTATTTACGCTATGAAAAATGGTATGTGGAAATCGTAGCAGAAAGGGCGTCACAAAGTGGCTGATATTAAACTAGAAGGCATCGATGAGCTGATTGAAAAAGTAGGAAGGCTGGGAGGCGCAGGCATTGAAATTAAAAGAAAGACGCTGGGAACCGCCGCTGAGCTTGTGAAACGCTCCATGGAAGAAACTGCACCAAGATCTAAGGAAAGTAGTACCCACATGGCGG